GAACCATATGCAGAATCTGCGATTTATTTTTTAAACGAATCTAATATTTTATGCGAAAATGATGTAACTGCTATAAATGAATATGTTTTGTTAAAAAATACAGGATCAACTTCTAATTTTTCTTATACGACCGAAAAAGAAAATTTATTGGATAAAACTAATATTATGACCTTTGTTGAAGAAAATTATGTTAAAAAATTTGAGGATAAGATGAATGGCATTAGCTGATCTAGTAACTATTAATTTTATAACCATAACTCATGGTCATAATAATACTGTATGGACTATTGCTGCCAACAATCAGTCTTATGGTATATTTGAACAATTAATAATAGAAGAAGGTATTTTCGGAACTGTACCATCTGGAATTTTAGTTATTAGAGATCCATCTGATGCTATGGCTGATTTTAATTTTAGCGGAAAAGATTTGCTAACTTTAAATATCACTGATAGAAACGGACAGACATTAACAATTAATAATTTTTACATTTATCAAGTTTCAAGAGGAACTGATTATATTGATAAAACGACTCCAAAATTATTAAATTTAAAATTTGTCCATGAATCATATTTTTTCAACGAAAGAGTTCCGGTAGATATAATAGAAGATATTAAATTAATATCTGATGCAACCGCAAATGGAGATATTACCGGGGATAGTTGGGTAAAGGATATGTTTAGCATATTTTTCCCAAATGATACCTTTTATGTCTCCAAAACTACAAATTATGCTTGGTTAAAGAATAAACCAATTACATATCCAGCAGGAACAAAAACTGATCAAATAAAAGTTTTAAATCTTTTAAATTATTTGGCAGAGAATTCAAATGTACAAAACACTCTCGTTTCTGCTCCAGTGGCTGATGTTTTCTTTTGGAAAGATTTAGTATCAACAAATTTTATTTCTTTATCAACATTAATACAGTCAGAACCTGTTGCATATTATACTACTATTGATAGAGACAGTTATCCAACCGCTTCAGATCCAAATGACAGAGAAGAAAAAATTGATGCGGTTAATGTAACTCCTAATATTTCTTTTATGGAGTTAGAAAATGCTGGAACATTTGGAGCTTATTATGAAAGAATAGATCCAAATTTTGAAAACCCTTATTTTAAATTCTTAGACGATACAGAATCTGTTGTAAAAAAGAATGTAATCTATAGAATAAAAGATCTATTTCCTACCGCAATATACAATTTTTATACTTCAGGTACGGATACAGACTATCCTTTAGACTTTACAATTTCAGATGTTATAAAATTTGATGATTTTAGGCTAGAGTATTTGTCAAACAACACAACTGGTGTTAGTTTGTCACACTATTCAAGAAGAGTATATCCCGATTCTTCTTTTGGTTATTATGATGAATCTTATTATAATTCATCTGGATCAGAACCATCATACAGTTATTATTCATTAGAAGGAATAACGGCTCCACAAAACACACCATCAAGAAACAGTGTTACTTTGTGGCAAACAATGTATGACATAGATGAAGCAGATCCATTTGGAGACACTACAAATAGAACACTGAATATACCAAAAGTTTATATAAGCATTAAGAAAACACTCATGACAAAAAATGCTGCTTATTTTAAATTGAGAAAATTGAAAGAAAAATGGAATGTGTTTAAGAATGTTGTTTGCTGTATTAACACAGGAAACGATTCTTTTATGGCAATTATAACAGGGTCTGCTGGTCTAACTGCGGCTTCAAGCCCTACAAGAGCTAAATCATATGCTTATTCTTGGGAAGAAGTAGAAGCGGTTCCAAAGGTTCTAGGATTTACTACAGCAACCACTTTGGATTTTGAAGGTGGTTTCTTGACAGATTTTGCACAAACAAATCCAAATTTCTTCATTAAAAAATTAACTAATGGTAGAAAAGGTACAGTTACTCCCAGAAAATTTGAAGCTTATAATATAAACGAATATACAAATAAAACTTCAGGATCTGCTGAATATGGAGGACCTGGTACTAATTTTACAGCAACTGGTTATCCAGCTGGGCTAAGAAATGTTGCAGTTGGATCTTATCCAAATACAACAAATCCATGCAATGATGTAGCTCACGGTCAATTAGTAAAGATGTTCCAAGTTGATATAAGAACTATAAGAGGTCTTACCTTTACAGATCAAGAATATAAAAATACTCCTGTAATATACATGTTTGAGACACAAAACGATAAGGAAGGACAGTGTGAAACATGCTAGATCCAGCAACAATCGTAAACAATATTGTAGGTTTTAATCCATCATACACGGTAAATGTTGGCGAGATATTCATTGAAAATAAAACATATGAATGTGCAAACCAAAAAGCCATAGATGAAGGTTTCCCTGTAACTGTAGATCAATGCATGTCGAGATTTTTTACTACTCCATCTGATGCAAATAAATTAAAACCAGATGCAGTTGATACAACGCAAACAGAACCAACCAATACCCAGCTAAACGAAGCTTATAAGCAAACATTGATGTGTGATGCCATAGGTGCTTCTCTTGGAGCTGATTATTTGGGTTGCGTGTTATCAGAACCAAAATTACCATTTAGTTGTGGTTGTCCAAAAATAGGATCTAAATTCCCCAAGCTATTGAATTTTGCTTTTAAAAATTCCACATTCTGGAAAACCGATTTAAGAACTCCACTTTACAGACAAGCATTATTATCTTTGATGAACTGCGTAAAGGTTCAAATAAATGTTGCTGGTAAATTTGCCGTAAATGCTGGAGATGTCATTTATATTAATGATCCTAAACTTCCTGGATTTCAATCCAGAGATGGAAAGTTAAATGGAAGATGGCTGGTATTGTCTGTGTCCCACAAAATCTTTAAAGATAGACACCATGAGATGATTTTAACCCTGTCTGCATTTGGAAATGCCATCGCCAATTCTACATTCCTAAATACTAAGGTATCAGATCTATCGGTTATAAATGAAGTCCAACGATGAGTTTAAAAGATTTAGACATACTTTTTAAAGTCAATCAAAAAGATGATATCTCTACCTACAGTAGGATAGCATTTACCAATCAACAGGTAAAACAGATATCTTTGACAAAAAAATACGAGATAAGATTTGATACCACTTTAGGTTCTCCGATAGATGAGCTTAAATTCAATAAAAATGTAGCTAGAGAATATTACATATTGAATTTTTTACAAAATAAATGCAAATTTGTTATTAAAGGCATTAAAAATATTCAATTTAATATTGATAAAAGTAATATCTTTAGTAGAAGAGTATCTGTAAATGTATCCTATTCTATCGATGATCAAAATACAAAGGTTTTGACTAATTCTACCTTTAAATTTTTGGTCAAATAAATAGTTTCATGGATCAACAAATTAATCTTGTAGACTTAGATTTTGACAAACTGAAGCAAAATTTAGTATCATACTTAAAGACAACTTCGGTCGGTCAACAGTTTGATCTAGACAGTCAGGGGACTGCCGTGGATATGATTTTACGGCTTTTTTCCTATAATAACCTCATTTGGATGCATTATTTGCATGTTTTAAGCAATGAATCCTTTATTTCCACGGCAAAAAATTTAGAATCAATATCAAAATTGCTTCAAACTTCTGGATTTACACCCCCAACAAAAAAATCTTCATTAGCACTCATAACTTTTACTAAATCCAATTCAAATAATTTGGCTCAGATCGATAGATTTGCAACTTTTGAAGGTACTAGCCAAAATAACACAAAAATTTATTTTTACCATATTGGACCAAAAACCACAATAGATCTATCAAGCACTTTAGAATTTTATGGCGGAACTAGCTTAATAAAAGAAGTAGCTATAAGCGTCGATCTTGACAAGCAAGAATATAAAATTCCAGATAAAGATGTAGATTTTAGAACAGTTTTAATAAGCGTTAATGGTAGATATTGGACAAATAATACATTAAGCCAAATTAAGGGAACAAATGAAGATTCTGAAGTGTTCTTTGTAGTAAAGAGCGGAGAACATTATTATGTAAAATTTGGAAAAGATGTTACCAGCCAAGATATAAATTCAATAGGAAAATCCGTAATCTCTACTGATTCAGTTAAGATTTCTTATGTTGTTGCTTCTGGTGAAGAAGGTAATAATATAACCTTTACCTCAATAGACGAGTTTAAATCTAACAACACTTTGATCATACCAGATGTTTCTGTTAGTTCAGTTTCTTCTTATGGCGGATTTGATGAACCTGATATAGACTATCTCAAGTACATAGGAACCAGATATTACAGCAATACAGCTCTTGTTACAAAAAGCGACTATGAAGCTGAAATAGCAAATTCTTCTTATGTTTCAACATATACTGATATCGCCAATTCAATATCCGTATTTGATGGAGAAGATTATAACAACAATTATGGAACTGTTTACTATTCTATAATAGATCTTGATGCAAATTCAACACAAATTGAATCTTTATCAAGTACATTAAAAAACAAATCAATATCTGGAATTAATATAACTTATCTTGAGCCAGATATTTTTACTGGATCTATTGAAATTTCTGTTTCTTACGATTCAAGCAAAACTAATATTTCTTCTGGAATTTTAAAAACAGAACTTATTAATGAACTTGAAGCAAATTATGGGACATCAAAGTTCAATAATTCATTATCAAAATCCGATATAGCCTATCATATAATGACTAAAAATCCAGCTCTTTCAATTCAGTTATCAGATATAACTGTAACTGCTAATAAGGAAGTAGATTTTGATTCTTCAAGAATAGTTAGATTCTATAATGGAATTATTAGCTTTACTACAGATTTAGTAACCACCAGCTTGTCTGGAAGCCAAGTAAAATTCAAAAATACTTCTACCTCAGTTCCAGGATTGAATGGATACAAATATATTGGAGCCTATAACTCCTCAGATACATTAGTTAAATCTAAAGTCGGTGTTTTCAATCCAACTAATGGCGATATAATTTTTTATAGTACATTTACAGCTTCTTCAACTTTTACTTTAACTCTAACAGCTTCTTCACAAACTATCACGCCAAAAAACAACATGGCCATAAGTTATGAAGTAGATTCCTTAACCGTGACATGATCATATTCTTCAATCAAAATAAAGATCAAATATTTGCGCTTACCGAGTATAATTTGGAGGCTGGTGCTGAATACGCTCTTGGTTTAATAAACTCTGCTTATTCTGTTAAGAAAGTAAATAATAATTTAAACTATACTTATAGTGTATCTCATCAATTTCCTCAATGGATAATAGACGAGACAAGAACAAATTCAGAAGCTAAGATAATAGATTTTGTACAAGAACTTTATAACTTTTTGTTTTCTTCAAGTGGATTAAATTTAACTCCAAATTACGAAAACATTCAGGACATCTATCTTACTGATATCAATTATCTAAAAGAATATTATAAATCACTATTTTCAGATTTTGATTTTAATGATTTTGATGATACCCAGGCATTAAGAGATTTCTTAATATCAAATAAAACAAGATTCGTAGGATCAAAAGGAACTGAAGATTCTTACAAGTATTTTATAAAAACTTTTTTCAATGCAGAATTAGATGATTATTCTTTAAATTATGGCAATGATACAATGACATTAAATGGTGGATCATTGAATGAAACTTATCTAACTAATGGAATTGATAAACAAGAAAGATCAATTCTTCTACAACTTGATATCCCGGAAAAATATGAGGATGATCTAAAATCTTTACTAAAGCCAATGGGTTTTTATTTCAATCTAGTTAGATCCGAAAAAACAGTTATATCTACTACGATAACTGCCTCTGAAAAATTATCTCCATACTCCATCGTTTTAAGTTAATAAATACTGATATGAGAAACGATTCTGCGTCCAGATATTCATCATCAATAAGTAGGTTTCTATCCAATGCCATCACGGACGATCTATACGTCGGCCTTGGAGTCGATGGTGTTGGGTATGCTAGTAAGGACACCAGACTCGCTCAAAGGGCTGCTAATGTCTCCAGCTTCGTTAAAAGAGTAGGTATCAGCGATATCTTTGCTGCATTTGAAAAAAATGATTGGGCTGAAGGTAAGAGTTTTAAAGTTTATGATCCAACTGATCCAGATATAAAATCAAGCACATGTTATAATTCAACTAGTGGTGAATTGTTCATTTGCATTGAAAATAATACAAATAATCTATTTACTGATAGAAATTCAAACAACCCATCAAAGTTTGCGCCTTATGGTTCAAATGGCACAATTATTGAATTGGATGATGGTTATAAATGGCTTAAAGTAAATTATAACGATACTCCTATTTCTGCAAATTATGTAAAAATAGTTGGTATAGAAGCCCTATCAAATTTTAAAGGCATAACCGCAGATAATCAGTTGCCAGTAGATGCAGTAACTACCATCTATGGTTCTTCTGGATTAACCTATGGCACATGCTGCTTATACTATAAGCAAGATTTTGTCGAACCCATGACAGGGAAGACTTATGCCAAAGGCGACATCTATGGTGCTTTTAAGGTTGCAAATGCCTGGGCTTGCGAACATCTAGGAGCATTGACGGATTTACACCCAGTATTCAAGAATTCTTTAACTACAACCGAACTTGGGGGTTTCTTCAATATAGCATCCACAAGCGGATGTACTCCATGCGGAGCTACTTATGCCGATGTAACTCCAAAACTTAGCTATTCTTCTGGTGGTTCTGCTGGATATTCTTCAACTAACATTTATAAGAAAAATTATGATATTCTTACCAGCTTAAATTCTGGATGTATTTTAAATGCAGTTTTGAATATCGATTCTTCTATTTCGTATTATGTTAGTGCCGAAAGACCAGAATTGACACTTGTTACTGATGGTAATATAGGGTCCTGCAAGGCATACTTGACAACAACTTATATTGGTAGTAACAAGGGATGGAAGGTTACTGGAGTAGAGCTGGAAGGACAGCTAAGCAGCAGCGATATAACATATGTTGAAGCAATCAATCTTACAAGCGCAACCGGATCTGCTTCTTCTGGAGATTTCTCCGTATGTTTAGCTAGTTTACAATTTAATTTAGCCCCAATAACATCCACAAAAGAAAATTATTTATCTGTATACGATTTATTACGAACGGAAAGCATCGCAGTCAACGCAACCATAACAACTGCAAAGATCCAGACAACTATACCTAGTGCTGGTTCAACATATAATTTTGACTCAGCTTTCCTCTTATCAGGGGTCAAGAATTCTAGTGGATATAGAATTGCTCCCAAGATTTTTAGAGATTCAAAGGATACAACTAAATCTAGCTCCACGATTTCAATATCAATATCTTCTGGTTCATCTTCAGATCTTACTCAAGATTCTTTGGTATTCGTAACAAATCCTTCTTCAATAAGTGATAATTATTATGCAAATAAGGCTTTGTTCGATAAAGATATCGGAACTGGTGACACCGCATTTGTGAATGGAAAGGCCGCGTCTAGTTATTCTGTGGCATTTAAAAACTTTACTGGATCTACTGGAACTGCTGAAATTTCTTATTTTGAATCTTATGGAATTACTTCTGGAACCACTTTGCATTTTGAAAACACAAATACAAATAGTGGAACCTTTAATATAACGGGAATAACTTCTGCGGCAATAAATATTCAAGATTGTGATGTTTTATTTGCAACAGATACGACATTCAATCAAGATAAGTCAAATCTAACATTAATATTCACTATCTAAAATGAGCAACTACCCCTTCGAAAATCAATTTCCTTTGACAGATTACCCATACTCCAGTCGAGAATGGAGTAATAGTGTTGATTCGGATCCGACAAAAAATTATAAGATGATTGGTTTTAAGCCAGGTGCTAAACTACAAGCATCCGAGTTAAACGAATTGCAAGAAATATTCTATGTTCAACAAACTTTGAGCATGAATATGATTCATTATTGGTTAGAAGAAGTAAACAACAAGTCTATGACAAGCGGTCCTGCATGGGAAGGTGCTACACCATTATTCCCGTTCACAAATTCCTCTGGATCGACTATGATTGGTTTTACTTATTCTTTAACTCCTCCATACGGAATTACCATTAATATGAATGAGGGTTGGTATCTCATAAAAGAAATATCTGGAATAAAGAGCTGGGCATATCTTAACAATTCTTTAACCAAAAATTATGGGTTTACGCCTGGATATTATTATTATGCGGGTTTATCTTATTCCACCGAAATAGTTGATTGTGCGGATGATACTACATTAACTGACAATTCTTCTGGACTATGGAACGAGAGTGTTTGTGGGGCTGATAGATATCAAATAAATATAAACTCTATTGAGGTTTCTCCTGAAATTGGATTTAATGATAATTTTTTTAATAAAATTTTAAAATTTGGTAGTAATGGAGCTACATTTAATGTATACTACATTAACGGAATAACTTTATAATATGGAATAATAATATGGAATATCCAAAATTTAATGCAAACGTAAATAAAGATCCTCTAGAACTTTTAAAAAACCTCATATCTTCTAAAATTGGACAAACTAAATCTTTTACGTCATCTATGATGTCTAGAGGATTTTCAAACAACAAAGTAGAGGTGGGTGTCAAAAAGCTGCGCGCAGTTAGCTGTTTTGGTAATGAAGATGTTGGTGGAAATATACCAAAATGCAGTCATCTTATGAACTCATCCACAGAAGGAAAGTTTTTCTGTGGAGCTTGTGGTTGCGGAGACAAGCCAGGTACTTGGTTACTTTCTAATGGAGAAAAATATTCTAAATTAGATTACCCAAAGCTTTCATGTCCCCTGAACATGCCAGGATTTACTAACTATATTCCTTTGAGTGTAGAAGGTAATGTTAATCATGATCCTAGAAAGGGACTCATAGAAAAGCTAACTCCAGAAGATTTGGAAAAAATTCATGTTTCTATTCCCGAAATAATGCCAAAGGATCAAGCAGATCAAAAAAGTTAATTAGTAGCTGTGCATAAATAAATTGATGGCACAGCCTAATTCACGACAATCTCTAATAGAATACGCCTATAGGCAACTCGGAGCACCAGTAGTTGAAATAAATGTAGACTACGAACAGGCTAGCGATAGGCTTGATGATGCCTTACAATTCTTCTCTGAACGTCATTTTGATGGCGTTGAAAGGGCGTTTTTCTCTTACCAGTTGACTGATACTGATTTGGCCAACAAGTATATCAATACTACGAATTTTGGTCCTATAGTCGGTTCTAATAGCAACAACCCAACTGGTTATGATATTCTTTCTATCATTAGAGTTTTCCCTTTCGGATCTTTAAACACAAATGAACTTTTTGATATTCGATATCAATTAGCATTAAATGACGTTTATGGAATCAATACAAATTTAGGATTTGTAAATTCTACTCCAATAGCAAATTTTGATTTAACTAAACGATATATTAGAATGATCGAAATGATGTTCGATCCAGAAAGAACTATTAGGTTTAACAAAGTCACCAATAAGCTTTATATCGAAACCGATTGGACGGCATTGAAAGCAGGAACTTATATTGCAGTAGAGGCGTA